GCAACAAGTAGGACTTGAACCTACGATTACCGAATTATGAGTTCGGGGCTTTAACCAACTAAGCTATTGTTGCTTAGAAGTATATTATAACGTGCCGTCTTCGTTCTTGTCAATAGTTTCTTCAACTATTTGCTGTACATATTCTGAAAAATGTTTTCTAATATTACCCATTGGCCTATGGCCAGCGGCTATCCAAATCCTTTTATATTCAACTACATTAGAAAATGTAGTTGGACAAAGAACCGTTCCATTATATTCTTTTAACACAGTTGGAAGCGGAACATGCTTGCCACAGCATTTACATTCCTTAGCTTTTTCCTGATATGTACTCATATGATCATCATCCTATCCATTGCATCTCTTAATTCTTCAGGCATTCGTGGCGCCCTTATCATGTTATACGAATTAGTCTCACCATCTGGCTCTGTATGGAAATCGTTATCATAACTCATTGATTCATACGTATGAACATTTATTTCTTGATTTGTATCAAATTTACTTCTACTAATAGAATTGTAAATAGCTCCACAAACAGCATCCGCTAAGTCTTTTGAACCTTTTCGTGGGTGGTCTACTCTATCTCTCATAATCTTTAACTGAAGTAATTCATCTATAAGCAATTGGATATGGGGCCCAGTTAATCTTTCTTCCGCCACAACCATAGCCATGTCATCATAATGCTTTTTAGCGACAGATAGAATCTCTGTATTGATGCCATATTGTTTTAGTTGTTGCATCATATCATGAGAGTTCCATCTGTCAAAGGTACATACTCGTATCTTAAATCCACGAGTTCTTAAAGATAAAATATAATCTTTTACTTCTGTAAAGTCAACAGACTTATCTGCTGTAGGTGTCCAGAATCTTACAGCATCGATCTCCACCAAAGGTGCTGGCTGAGAATAGCTATCCGTAACCTTAATATTAACCCATTTATTTACATGTCCCATTGCAACAGCACAATGGTCATGCTTTTGAGCTAAGTCAACATGCAAGAAGTATTCTTTATCTGGATCTGGTATAAACCACTCCTCAAGTCTTCCAAAATTATCTACGGCCAAATGTGCTTTACTAAAAGCTTTTTCAATCTTTTCTCTTGATTTAAAGAATGCATCAACAGCATCTGGTGGCATACACGCAAATCTTGATAGAGCATCTAAAGGGTTAGTAAAGAATGCTACTTTAAAGTCATCGATCTTTCTAACTGGATTAACTTCCCATGTAGGTCTTTTAAGAGCATAGACTCTAGGAATCTTATAAGAAACAATATGGTCTTCTTCCCACTCTACCGTAAACTCATTTCCCTGAGTATCATCGGGTAGATCTTCATCCATCTTAAACTTATGATCACGAATAATAGTTTCTTTTTCCGCTACTACCGCATTGTATCTTTGCTGTATGTAATCATTCTTATACCTAGGAAAGGAAAGAAGTATTACCTTGCCGAAGTCTGGAAAACGAGAGTCTACAGATGCACGGTACATATCATATATAGCTGCACCTGTCTTTGCTTGCTCATGTCCTGTTGTATTGTCAATAGCAAATCCTGAAATTTCATCAAGGATAACTACAATTACGTTATACCCTTCCCATGCTTCACGCTCTGAGTGACCTGAGTGTACTGTAATAGCCTTATCAAACTTAACTTCTGAAGCCTTGTCATTATACTTACCAGCAAACCAAGGTGACTTGTCGATTCGTGTTTTAAATCCCTTAAAGAAAACGTTGCTTGCCTGTTGTGAGTTAATAGCAATGTTAATAATATCAATGCTATCTCCTGGCGGTTTTCCGTAATATGTTGCAGGGTCTTTAAGGCATAGCAGTAAATAAACTATGTACGCAACTGCAATTGTTGAGCAATAATCTTTTCCAGATCCTTTGCCTAACTGTGCAACAACTTCATTAGCGGTTTGCTTAAACCTTATTTTTCCTTCTTCTTCTCCAAAAAGCTTAATGAGCGTTGATTCTTTGTAGATCTGCGAACTTTTTTCAATAAGCGTGTACTGGTAGTCGGAAAGCTCTGGAAGCCCAAGGTATTCTGGACTTCTAACAAACGTTTTAAGATCGACTGGTTTTTCATCGAACTCCTCTCCATCGAGCATGTCGATGAGATCATTAAAATCAAACGACATCTGCTTCCTCTACTGGGACTGATTCAATTACTCCAGTTATTTGAGATAATCTTTTTGCCACATCCATCTTACACTTAGGACATGTTGAAGTAACTTCCTTTAAAATCTTTACAAGGATTTCCTGCTTGCGTTCTGTCTCTGCAATTTGAGCAGCAATTTCATTGTTTTCTAATACTCCAATAGATTGAAGCATTGCAATTCTTTTAGTTTCAATATCTGCAATAAGCTTTAATGCACCAGACTTAATGCCTAGTTGTCCAGATGTGTCTGCATCTTCTACTGTCTTCCACGCCTCTTTAATAAGCATGGCATAATGTTGATCCGCCCCTGAGATAGCCTCTCGGGCACGATCTCGGATATTGCTATCATTGTGTACTACATCTTTCCAGTCGTCAATGAGTTCTAAAACCTCTTTGCGCTGTATGCCAGTAATGGTGGCGATCTGGGTAGGGGTGCTTCCTTTGAGGAGTTCTTCAACCACCCTATTCATTCTGTCAAAATGTTCTGACAATTCTATTTCGCTCATTAGTATATTATACTTTTAGTCGACTAAAATGTCAATTAGAATTAGCCTTAGCAATCTTAAGAAGGATTAAATAACCTATCATGTCATCAATATCATTATCTCCAGCAAAGCCAGATCCATTCTTAATTCTATTTATCTTGTCATCAATACGAATTTTAATCTGCTCTTGATTATCCGCCTGTGAAAATATACGGATTGGGCTAAGGGCTGAGTCTCCATATGAGATATTCTTTTTAATTAGCATCTCTGCAATTTCAAGGCATTGTCTAATAATCTTTTGTCCTGAAGGAGCATCTGTTGCAATTAATTGTAAGTCTGTTACCCATGTCTGATAACCATTATCTTTATTTGGATATCCCGCCATTATATTTTCCTCAATTCATACTTTAAATCATTGTTTTCTCTGCCAAGGTATTTGACAGTGAATTGTGGAGTATTATCCCAGTAATATCTCCCAAATAGCTCATACAATTCTTTTTCTGGATCAAAATAATCAAATGTTTCTGGATGAAACACCTTTTTGTGTGTAGGATCTCTATATGACAATTCGTGATCCCATGCTGGCAACCTCATTATTAAAACCCCGCCTGGCTTTAATATTCTATGACATTCTGAAATCCATTGAATAATTTCAATATTCAGATGCTCAAAAACATCTATAGAGTATATCTGATCCCATTCATCATTCTCCCAAATCCATGGCAGAATGTCAAGATCATGTGCTACATCAATCCAATCTGAGTGAACAATTCTATCGTGATGAACGGCACCTTCAATTGGTACCGATCCAGAACCAAGTTCTAATATTTTCATCTTTTTTTAATAAACCCAAACTGGTCTAGGTATCTCTGAATAGTCATTGCAGAGACATCACATTCTTTTGCTATTTCTGTAACCGTCTTTTTTTGTAGGACATATCTACGATATAGCCACTCTTTACTCTGATAATATTTCATCGTTCCGTCAATATACTATTTGAATAATGTGCAATTCCGAATGAATCAGCCACATCAAAATCTGTTAAGGATAGACCATATTCACTATTAAAATAGTCTACCGTTCTTTGCTTACGCATATTACGTAATTGGTTTTGATACCATGAGTCTGCATACCCTGGATTCTTTGTTCTAATAGCAGACTTTTCTTCCTTTGTAGGATTTTTATTTCCTATGTAAGCCTGCCAAGAAGATGGGGATATAGTAATTACCTTTGCGCCTGTAGACATTAGCTCTGCAATTACAACCCCATAAACATATGATAGTTTAATTACAGCATCTGCTGATTTAACAAATACCGCACCCTCAACAACAATATAGTCAGATTTAAGTTCATCTAACATTGAAGCCATCTTAACTTTAGCATCATGTATCTTCTCATAGATATCATTTCCTGCTAGATTGATCTTACCCCATTTTAACGGTACATCATTTTCCATCAAGCAGAAAGCAATAGAGTTAGTGGAAGCATCAATTCCAAGAACCCTACTTGCCTGCGTCTTCTTAAGACTAGCTAACGTCATCTATCATCCTAAATAATTTACTTTTATTTTCAAGGTTTATATTCTTCTCACATGTGGCGCATAAATCAGATTTATTATATCTGCTTAATTGACATCCACACTTTGTACATGGTCGCAAAGCACCATTTCTGATAGCCTTACGCTCATAATATTTCTCCATGATCCTACGATTTGTAGCAATTCGGCAACATTCATCAGTACAATACTTTTGATTATGTGTCTTTGGAGTAAAGTCTTTTTTACATTCCGAATTAGCGCAAATCATATAGAAGGAACCTCAAACTTTTCAATTTGAACTGTACCTACAGGAGTATCCTTTGAATAACACTGCTTCTTAATTGGGCAATATGTACAAGGCATCTTTGTCTTTGATGCACCTGCTGGCTTCATTGGAAGATCCCCATCCTTAAAATTATCCCAGACTTCACACATCCATGTGAATGTATCCTCAATAATCTTTTTATTCTTTTCATTCATTGAAATTGGAATAACAAGGATCTCTTGTGTGTTCTTGTTTTCATATAGAAAGAATCCTTCTTTAGCATTCTTTAGCTTCATATATGTAAGAAGTTGCAGCATATGATTTGCCGTAGGTTTCATTTCTGCCTGCCTAGAATCCCATACTTCTTGCTTGGCAGTTTTAATTTCACCAATTACAGTTTCGCCATCATACTCCATAATTAAATCTATGAAGCCTCTGATTGGTGGGTACTCATTGATGATCTCTTCTTCCTCTGCTCTAAACTGCGGCATGGTTGAGATTAACTTTTGAAGTCTCTCATGAGCCTGTGTTCCTTGAGCCATATTAGCAACTGCAACTGCATCATTATCATCTATAAACATTGCTCCAGAGAATGCCATATACCAATACCTAGGGCATGTGCCATGTCCGTAACCTAGTGAACTTGGGCTGAATGATTTCTTAGTCATTTCTCCGTCTGCACGTTTTGTATTTCTATATGACTCATCAAGCAAGTTTGCAAATAGTTCTGGATCAAAAAATTTTCCAGTATGCTTCTTGAACTTAAGGTTCTTTACTATATCTCTACCCATTTAGGAGTTATACCTCACTACATATTTAAGCGCATCTACCAATTTGTCTATGGACTCTTTTACTGAATAATATATATTTTTTTTATTATTATTCGCTGTTCCCGCCTTATCCTTAGCAATTGTAGAATATACTGATGCAAGCACTGCAAACTTTGTTGACATTGCTTGAAGCTCCATAATTAAATGGGGAGCCTTTGCAGAAGGAACATCTGGGTTCATTAATAATTTTACCACAATAGCCAACGCTTTATCTAGGTGCTCATCCTTCATAAAGTCATGAAGGTCATTGAACTCAGTAATATTGCTAATTAACTCAAGGGTATTTTTATCTTCTGTCACTCTTTATCCTCTTATCCCATTTATCTATGAATAATCCTAAAGGATATCCAACAACAAATCCAATCATTAATCCAAGAAGAAATGCAGTCATGCAAATGCCTTTTGAACTAACGCATATCCAATCCATAAACCTACAATTCCCATTAATCCAGCAAATACTGGTGGGGCAGGAATTGGCAATTTAAATATACTAAACACTCCACCTACTGCAATTCCAGTAATGGTTGTATAAAATAATTCTTTCATTAGAATGGAACCTCTGCTTCTGTGATATCCCATTTAGCTGGAGATGTCCATGAGTCTGATTTAGGGAACTGCTTATTGCTATAAGATTCTCCCTTTGACAAAGACCATGTTGTTACAGCAATGGTATCTGCGTTAATGTCGTATGATGTACGATTATTTCCATCTTTATCTTGCCATGTCTCTTCATAAATCTTTCCTACGATAACAACTTCTTGCCCCTTCTTAAGGGTAGCAATTGTTTGTTCCGCTAAATTCTTCCACGCCTTTACCGTCCACCAAGATGTGTCTTTATCATCCCAGTTTCCAGTTGCATCATTCTTGACACGGTCATTAGATACAATTCGTAGTCTAACTCCGCCTCCATTAAGCTTAACTGGATCTTGCCCTACACGACCAACGATTGTAATTGTTGGATTAGCCATTATTATTTTCCTCCCAGAATGCGATCAAGTCTTCTAAGACTGACCACTCAATGATCCCAAGACGAACCTTGGAATCCTCACCGATAATAATTTTAAGTGCAGGATGCATATCTCTGCTAACCTTAAAAGTATCTGTACAGATTTTAGCCCATACATCTTTGTTTAAATTAAATGATGACTTTGCTTCTTTATAGTCCACAAGGAACTGATTCCACTTAGCATCACCTTTTTGATAATCGCCACGCCCACTATTTTTTTGAGCCTTTGCACCATCACGTTTTACTTCTGATCTTTCTGACATTATCCGACCACATAATAATTCTTATGTCCGTCTGGACATTCCCAAGATATAGTCATATTGACTGCATCCCAAAAATATTCTTCTACATCCTTTTTGCATTTAGCACAAGGTTTTACTCCACCTATTTTTTCAAGTTCTGGAGCCAATATTCTTTCTGGCTTATTAAGAAATTCATTAATATTTGGCATTTATCTCTTCTTCTAAGCTGTCTACAACATCTGGATTTTCCTTTAAATATGCTACAGCCTTTGCACGTCCTTGCAAACGTTCTCCATTTACTGTATACCATGCTCCACCCTTTTCTACTATCCCGCACATTTCAGCAACATCAAGTGTTTCTCCGATGCGGTCTACACCAAGAGAGTCCCCTTGGTAATAAAAGTCGTACTGTCCTGATAGATTTGGGGGGCCGAGTTTGTTGTAATCAATAATCCAGTTAACTGGTCTTCCGACTCTTTGTTCGATAATTTTGTCGCCAACTTTAATGCCAGCCTTAATAGCATTAGCCTCAGCTTCTGACGACCAGAGCTTAATGACGGTTGAAGAAAAGAACTTGACTGCCATTCCACCCGTGGGGATGTGCGAAGCATGCATAGATCCAAACTGATTTCGTTGTTGTGAGATGAGAACAAGTAGTGTGTTTTTGTTTGCATAATTTAACATTTTGACTGCGTGGGTCATATCCTTTGCTTCAGCGCCGATTTGCTTAGTATCTTGCAAATCCTTCATTTCATTTCCATCTTTTTCAAAATAAATTGCAGGTAGTAAAGCAGAGATAGAGTCTACAACTATCATGTCTACTCCTGCTTCCATTAACTTAGTCGCAACATCAACCATATCATTAACGGTCTTTGCTGAAGAATAAATAAGAGCAGAAGAATCTACTCCTAGTTGCTCTGCCCAAGATTGATCGTATGAGGCCTCTGCATCAATCCAAGCACATGTCTTGCCTTCTTTTTGTGCAAGGGCAATCATCTGTAGGCAGAAAGAAGACTTACCCGCAGATTTATTTCCCCATACGAGTACTTGTCTGCCGTAACCTAGACCTCCACGCAATGCAAAATTCAATCCGATACTGGGCGTTAGTTGTTTTTCAACTTCTACATCCTGTGCGGATTGTACTCTTGCTCTTGTCTTTGGATCTAGCTTAGCTAAAATGCTATCTATTTGTATTGTCATTTAAACTCTTTCTTTCTTATAGTATAGCATTAAAATAAATTGCCGTGAAGTCTTTGGCGCTCTTTATTTATATTAATTTTCTTTTCTAGAATTTCATCTAGGCTATGCAAAATTTGTTCTTCATTTCTCATTGCAGCATAAATATCAAGCAGTCTGATAATTACATCAGCCATTTCTTCTACAATATTTTCGCTTCCCTTTGATTTTCTAATAGCCTCTAGCACTTCAGTTACTTCTGAATGCACAAGCGCTAATTTATTTCCGATCTTGTCGTGGCTATATTCTCCATCCCAAAATCCTTTTTCTCTTGCAATCTCATGAAGCATGGCAGACAAAGCGTCTAGCCCATACTCAGTCAGAATCTGATTCGATTCCATCTTTCTCCCTTAAACTGAAAGTAAATGACGGTCCTGTCTCGTCATAATCTATAACTAACTCTTTATTGCTAACATTAACATCCAAGAATCTTAATGTCGGAACAACCAGCTTGCCATGCTCTTCAAGAATGGCTACCAGTACCTGGTTCATACTAATTGAGGTAACTAAGCCCTCTAGGTCATCTGTCATTTTATTTCCTTAACCATAAGCGTACCGTCATCTAATTTAGATAAAACTGGCTTACATTTCATTCCCTCACGCATTTTAGCAAGGGAAAACTTATACATAGTTGGGAATACAATTACTCTAGTCAATTCTTTATCTCTGTTAGACAACACAATATGGCTCATTGTTTTGCCAGCCTTAGTTGTATAAGGAGTAAAATTAACTACTGTGTATTCATCTTCTTCAAGATCATATTCTTTTCTATATAGATAATCAACAAATAGGTCATCACTCTTTGGATCAATATCGCTTACCTTAATATATCTAGCAATACGATTATCTCCTACTAGAATAAAGTACATCTGATTTGTTTCAATAGGTGTTTGTTCATGGTGGAACAATCCAATAGAACCAGTTTCATCTACTAGCTCTACTCTAGCCCATCCGTTTCCACGCTTGATTGACTTAACCATTCCAAACATTACAAATGATCCTAAATCTTCAAAGTCTTCAATTGGTCTTGCTTGTGCTTTAATTCTTGGTGGAATTCCTTCAAGATTAAACGTTGGTATTCCTAGGTATTCGTAGTAGTTGTCTTTTTCGTTTCCCGTCCTAGGATTATCTTCGAAGGCAGCGCCACCAATCGAATTAAGGGCAGCAATAGCCCTACTATTAATACCGCTACCCTTTTTAGAAGCTTTTTCAATAAAGTCATTGTAGTTTGCATAAGGTCTCTTTTCCATAATTTTATTTGCAATGCTATCTGAAATAAACTTTACTTCAGCTAACCCAAATACGATCTTATCTTTTTGCAATGAGAAATAAATGTCAGACTCATTAATGTGCGGAAGAGATACACGAAGTCCTAGTCGCTTAGATTCAATTAAATATTCTGTTCTCGCATCTTTATCATTTTCATTTTTAAGAATCGAAAACATGAATTCAAGAGGATAATAAGTCTTAAGCCAAGCAGTATAATAAGACAACATAGAATAAGCAACAGCATGGGAACGGTTAAAAGAATAGCCAGCGTGAGCCTCAAAAGTATGCCAGAGAGTTTCGGCTTGCTTCTTAGAAATGTGCTTTGAAGCCCCATCAATAAAGCGATCCTTGAACTGGTCGAATTCTTTTGCATCCTTCTTCTTTCCAATAATCTTGCGGACCTTATCAGCCTCTGACCAAGTCATACCACCCAAGTGTACACATGCCTGCATAACTTGCTCTTGATATATAATAACACCATATGTGTTCTCAGTAAAAGGCTTCATAATTGGATGAATAAATTGTACTGCTTCATCGCCATGCTTACGCTTGATATAAGAAGCACCCACAGTATTCATAGCACCTGGACGAACCAATGCGTTTGATGCTGCAAGATCTTCAAACTTATCCACACCCATCTTTATCAAAAGATTTGTATAAGGGGTTGCTTCAGCTTGGAATACGCCCTTGGTATATCCATCGCTTAACATCTTATAAACCTTTAAATCGTCTAAAGGAAGTTCAGACAAATTAATATCTTTGCCGCTTCTATCTTTAATAGACTTCAAGGTATCTGATATAACAGATAGGGTTTTAAGTCCTAGGGCATCAAGCTTGATCAATCCAATGTCTGCGACTGTATCCATATCGTAAGCAACAACGGGAATTCTTCCAGACACCTTGTCTTGTGCATCTTCACGAGACTCTACTGGGGCAAACTTTCTAATATCATCCTTAGCAACAACAACACCAGCAGCATGCACTCCTACAGAACGAATACGACCACGTAATCTTTCTGCTAGCCAAACAACTTCTGGGTATCTTGTTCTGAATTCTTTTGTATTGGGAGATTCAATGAAGTCTTCAAATGTATCTACTGGCTTAAGTGCACGATTAACTTCTTGCAGCGGAACCATAAATACACGAGCAGCATCACGAACAACACCCTTATCTTTAAAATAAGTATATGTTGAAATAGAGGCAACATGCTTAAACTTCTTCTTTAAATAATCTTTAACTTCTTTTCTTCTGCGGTCTTCAAAGTCCGTATCAATATCGGGAAAGTCATTACGCTCAGGATTAATAAATCGGAAAAACAACAGATCATATTTAATTGGATCTACATCTGTAATTCCTAGGGCATAACATACCAATGAACCTGCTGCAGAACCACGACCTGGACCCACCTTAATATTATTATCTTTAGCCCAGTTAATCATATCTGCAACAACAAGGAAGTATGAGGCAAAATTCTTTGAGGCAATAACCCCAAGCTCTTCCTCTAGGCGAGCCTTATAAATATCATCTGAAGCCTTCTGGAGCCGTTTTAAGCCCTTTTCAGACAGCTCCCTTAGTCTTTCATCGGCATCGGTCTTCGGGACTGGCAGGAGGTCTAGGCCCTGATTAAAGTCATATTTGCCTACCTTGTTGGCAATTTCCATTGTATTCTCGTAAATATCTGTTCTGGTAATACCAGCCTTGACAAAATCAGCCTGAATTTCTTCACGAGTCTGTATAAATAGGTTGTAGTTCTGGAAGGAAATTCTTCTATCTGGATATAGATAATTTAATCTATCATTAATGTCCTTGATATTCCTAGACATATCAAAGTCAGCATCCTTATCCATCTTAGGGGATGTTGATAATATGAGCATTGCCTCTTCTAATACACGGTCTTCTTCTTTAGCAAAATGAGCATCTCCTGTTGCCACCGCCTTAATTCCAAGCTTA